TTAAGTTATGAAGGGGCTTGGAACTTAGCAACTAAAACTAATTATTATCAAGGGAAGGACGAGTATCACAAAAAGAAATTTAATCGACTTGATTACAGAGAAAGAACCAATAATTTTATTAGACAAGGGAGGTATTAAAAATTGGTAGGAGACGAATATTATATAAAGTTATTAGACGATAGTAGAAAAGTTATTTGGGAAAATTATGTTGTTATAAGTGAGACTGATACTAATAAATGTTCAGATGATGCTTTTGTCGAGACAATCCGATACTATTTACCACAAGAAAAATTCAATAGTGAAACTAGTGTTATGAAAGTTTATGGTATAGCGCCTTCTGTAGGGGACTTAGTACTGCTAAGAGAATTAAATGTAATGAAACATAAAGAAGGTGTGAAATATGATGATAATAAGCCTCTGGCAGGCGATTGTCTAGCTATCTTTGGAAAAGCTATAATGGCTGTAGGGGAATGTATTCTTAAAGGACAAAAGAAGTATCCAGCAATAGATAATTGGAAGAGAGTAAAAGATGCTAAGAGAAGATATACCAACGCATTAATAAGACACTTGATTAAACATTTAACTGGAGAAAAAATAGATAAAGAAGACGGATTAACTCATATCCAACACATGGCTTGGAATGCTTTGGTTGTTTGTGAATTATACTTAGAGGAAGAAGAGAAAGAATGAATAATTTAAACGCAAAATATATGCAATATGATTCAACCTGTTCAGACTGTGCGTACCATCATTGTAAACAAACTTGTAAAAATGGTAAGAAATGTAAAGACGGAGAATGCCTATATCTAGGTATTAATAAGAAGTGTTATGATAAAAGGTGCGAACATTTCAAAGCTTGGAAAACTGAAATGTAAATTAATATTAAGAATATTTTACAAATTGCTATATTTTAAATTTTAAAAGGGTATATTTATAGTATGGAAAAAAATAACGTAAAAGAAACTAAATTTGACTTAAATGAATTTCAGGCAGAATTTATGTTTGGTATTCCAGAGAAGAGATTTTATGAAGTAGATAAAGATACTGGATTAATTAAAACTCCCTCAGATATATGCTGTTATCAAGGCGGTCAAGGAAGTGGGAAGACTTTTGTAGGGGCTTTAAGAGGAGTCTTTCTTGCTCTTAAATATCCAGGTATTAAAGGATTTATAGGAGCTGCAACTCAAGACTTAATTGATGGTACTACTAAGGTTAAATATGTAGAACATTTAGAAGCTTTAGGATTACAGCAAGATGTTCACTGGTGGTATGAGAATAGGAATACTGAGATTGTTTTAGTTAACGGAAGTAGGCTTTATTTCAGAACTTTGTCCAATCCAGAAAATTATAAATCTTTCGAATTTGGATTTATCGAGTTTGAAGAAGGGTCTTTATTAGACGAAAATGCCTTTATCTATCTATTAGGTCGTTTACGTCAACAAGAAAAGCCTGGATGGGATAAACACTTTGCTAGATGTTTCTTTATACACTCTAACCCTGGCGGAATGAGAGGATGGATATATAAAAGATTTATCAATCCTAAAACAAGGGTGGAAGGATATAGATATATTAACGCACCTTCTTGGGCTAATAGACACTTACCTAAAGCATATATAGAAGAAATGTTAAAGGCATACTCTGCAGACCAAGTGAAAGAATTAATTGAAGGGAAAGATGTAGACTATGATAATACCGTAGCATTCCCAGATTTTGACGAATATAATGTATTGGATAGAATGCCGTACAATCCTAATGAAAAACTTATACTTACTTGTGACTTTAACTATAACCCTAACTGTTGGTATATAGTGCAATATTATAATGATACTTGGTATATACTACACGAGATGGCTGTTAATAATATACAAACATCTGAAATGTGTAAAGTTGCGCATCAAGCTATCGCACAATTCGGGGTAAGAGAGTTTGATATAATGGGAGATGCTGCTGGCAGACAAATGAAAACTAATGGAAGTGACTATGGTATTATGATGGCATACTTCGCTAACCACGGATATGATGCTACTCTAAGCGTACAAAAATCTAATCCGTTAATTAAAGAGAGACTTGCAATACTAAGAGGATATATAAAGAATGCAAAAGGAATAAGGAGATTATATGTAAATAGGACTTGTGAAAAATTATTATATAACTTTGAAATGTGTAAGAATAATTTAGCTAATGGAGGATTAAAATCACCAACCGATGCAGAAATACAAAAAGATGATAACCTAAGATTTATTGGGCACCCTATAGATGCTATAAGTTATCCTATATGGTTTTACAATAATCGTAATGCTATCACTAATCCAAGTAATGATAAAAAAGGAGAAAAGAAGTAATATGGCAGAACAGAATCAACAATCTAGCCACGCTGAAAATTACGTAATCAAAGAAGACTGGTACGATTTAAGTAAGTATCACGACGAACTGAGAACATTTATTTTAAATCGTAGACCAGGTATGGGTAATCATCAACAAATGTTTGATAATTATGAATACCTTTACAGAGCAGTATTTTCAGGAGCAGAAGAGGCCGACATAGAAAGATACACGTCCGCAAAAGAAAACTTTAATGTGTACAAATCCGCTATTATAGAAGCTTGTCTACCAGGATACTCGGCTTTAGTAGACATAAGTGGAAGAGACCCACATTCTATATTAGCAAGCCCCCACGTTAAAGCTGCAATGATTGAGCAATTAAAAGAAATCTGTGCAGTTGAAAAACTATCAGACCAACCTTTATTCGATTGGATTCTTAAAGGAGAAGTAGTTTTATTCATTAATTTAAAACAAACTACTGAAAAATACAGAGAAAAAGAAGTAGTATCAGATGAAGCTACAGGTCAAGATATTATCTCGTTCAAAGTAGAGACTGGAGTTACTTACGATGATTTAGATATCGAAGTAATTGACCCTTTCGACTTCTATGTAGATGCGGTTGATTATGTTAGAGACCCTAAAGGAACTCCTAAAATTATAAGAAGTTTTATAACCTCAAAAGAATTATTAACTAATAAAAGTGATTACCCTTTACTAACTGAATATGATAAACAAACTATCATTCAAAAAAGAGTACAAAGACAATCAGGATATCCTTATGTATATGCTGGCTATGCTGATAATAGTGGAGACTTAACTTACTCTAAAACCAATGACAAACAAATTGAAGTTCTTACCTACAGAGGAGATTATGTAACTAAGGATGGAAAATTACTTACAAATATTAAAGTAAGAATAGTTGAAAATCAATTGGCTTATGCTGAATATTCTGGAGTGGATACTTGTCAAATTATTTATGCACCTTACATTATTGATAGGGAAACGCACAGAGGTATTAGTCCTCTTGCAAGTATTATACCTATTAATAAACTAGCCAATAAATGTATTGACTTATTTGTATCTAATATGGATGAAGTGAGCAATCCAGTTTGCATGTATCCTAAAGGAACTGTGCCTCCTAATCAACAAAGAACTTGGAGAAAAACTAGACAAATAGAATATATTGAAGGATTAGGCGGAGGAATACAATGGTTTACCCCACCTGAGATATCTCCTAATGGTATGGCTCTGTTACAATCCATTATTCAACAGAATAAAGATATGCTAGGGTTGAATAACTATATGGCTGGAGATACATCTGGAGCAGTAAGAACCGCTCAGGAATCTCAGATATTATTCCAAAAGGCTAATGCTAGAATGAGAGTGGAAACTGATGTATTTAGTTATAAAGTATTATTACCTTTAATGGTTAACTTCTATGCGTTCAATAGAGAATTAGCTTTAGCTTGCAATAGACCTTTAAAAGAAATCTATGCAGACCCTGCACTTAAAGTAAGTATTTCTACAGGTACTGCTAAAGCTGATAAAGAAGGTGAAAGATTGAGGTTAATGGAATTATTGAATTTACCATTAACTCAAATGATGGCATCTAACTGGACACCTGAACAAGTAGTTATAGCATTAAGATATTTAATGGCTAAGCAAGATGTCACAGACTTCGATAATTTATTAGAATTATTTGATGAAAATGGTAATCCTACTTACCCTGAAATAACAGAAGGTCCAGAAGAATCTGAAGTTATTCCACCACAACAAGAACAAATACCACAAGATGTAAATAATTTAGAAGCACAAAAGTTGATAGATATGTATAACGAAGGAGGAGTTGAATAGAATGAACAACAACGAAGAAAGACAATTTGCAAATGGAATCTTTGTAAAAAGAAAAGAAACTATAAAAGGAGATTTAATTTCAATCTCTATTAGAAGACCTGAAGGTGGATATGATAAATATGTGTTCTATCCTAAAAAGGAACAAAAGGACGATAGATATATTGAGTACTATGGTTTTGTAGATAACTATAAAGGAGAGCAAAAATAATGGAAGAGTCAAGAGAAAACTTGAATGATAAATTAGCCAAAGCTAAAGAAGAATTATTAAATGAAGTACCCAGCACTGAAGAAGCTGGAGAAGTTAATGAATCCTCAGAAGTACAAGTATCTGCTGAAAATACTACTAAACCTGAGGTTGGACAAGATGAACCGACTGAAGGAACAGGAGAAGATGAAGTGGTTTCTGATGAGGGAGGAGAAGCTGGAGAAGAAATTTCTGAAGGAGATGGAAAGGATACAGAAGACTCAGCAGAAGAAGAAGTAGAAGAAGACTCTTCTGAAGAAGTGGACACTAAAGATTCAAACTCTTCTTCCGTGGAAAACGAAGGGGAACAAAGCGTAGACGTTGAAGAAAAAACCGACGATACCCCTACCGAAATTGACGAATTAAAAGCCAAAATCGAAGAATTAGAAGCTGAAAAAGAAATTGACAGTGCAATAAAAGAACTCGAAGATTTACGAGTTCAACATCAACAAGATTTAGATTCTTTAGATAATATGACTAAACGTAGAATCATTGAAGAATGTAATCGTTATGGTGTACCAGTTGATATGGATATTAATGAGATGAAAGAGGTTGCACCTGATAAGTTTAATATCCTTCAACAAATAGTTGGTAAAGCTGACGAAGTACGTAATCAAGTTCAAGTAGAAATGCAAGAAGTAGAACGCAAAAAGGCTACAGAATTAGTATTTAGCAAAGCAGAAAAAGAACTTAAGAAATATAAATTATCTCAAGAACAATTGCAAGAAGCTGCCATTACATTCGTAGATATAATGCACGAAACTGGTATTAAAAATCTTAAGGAAGATATTGCAGCTAAAGTAGAGCTTGCAGTAGCAAGAGCTAAAATGATTAAAGCTGATATTGATGTAACAGTAGAAGCTGGTAAAAAAGTTGTCGAAGATGTCAAAGAAGCTATTAAAGATGTAGCTGAAGAAACAGCTAATAAACCTATGAAAAAGAGCTTGGATGAGTTTAAGGAGAGTGCGACAGTGGGAGAAAAGGCTCAAGCAGAACCTATTAATGAAAATAATGTGTTAGCTATATGGCGTTCAAAAGAAGGTACTGATAGACTAGAGTTCTTTAAAGAACATCAAGATTTAATTCAAAAGGCTTACATTTCAGACCCTTCTAATGGATACAAAAATAACGGAGGTCACTTTATCTAATGGGTATTAAAGACTTATTTAAAAAAGTATCTAATAGAGTAGACAAAGTTGATGCTATCGTTAAGAATACTCCTAAGGTTGTAGTAAGCGCAGCTACTGAAGAGATTAAGGAAATTAAAGACCTTAACCTAACTGAAGTGGACCAGATGCAAGGAGAGATGATAGCAAGTGTAGCCAGTATGGCTTTACAACAAATAGGTATTCCAATCTCAGTAACTGAGAGAGAAGTTATTAAAACTGCTGCGGCTTATGTTATAAGAGATATAAAAGAAGGAAGTACGAATCCTGAAAAACTAATATTAATGCGTGTTATACACAAGTATAAAGAAGCTTTATCTGCAAAATATCAGAATAAATAATTATCTGCCCTATCCCCAGTAAAATTATTAAATGATGTGTAGATAAGCAAAGTAAGTAAGACTACTACTAAGTTACAGATTACCTTTATGGCAGAACAACATAGACAGTTGGGTTTTGGTAATGTGTACAATGTAAAAGGTCGAGTAGTCTAAATAGTACAACAAAAAAAAAGAAAGGAAGTTTCAAAATGGCTAAAAGACCACAAGACGGAATTTATGGAGAAAATCCAGTTTCAGGAGGATTTGCACCACAAGAAAATTTAATGCTAACCGATAAGTTAGCGGTAGCTTTAGGTGAAAAATTAGCAGACGTACAAGACCAATTAGTTAACAACGATTATGAGAAGAAGTTCTTTGAATGGGGTGATACTGTTAAAATCGTAGCTATCGACCCTAACTCAGTTAAAATCGAAGCTAGAAACTTTAAATCTTCTGTAAGACCTATGTTAGGTGATATTAACTTCTCAATGACTACAATGGAAATCAATAAATCACTTGCTTATGGCTTTAAGATTGACGATTTAACTAAGATTGAAGAATTATGGAACAGAGAATCTGCCTATACAGATATCGCTGCTAGAAAAATGAGAGAAACTCATAACTTGTTAACTCTTGATTTAATCTTGGCAAATAAAGATATCCCAGCTATCGGTAAAGATAATATGGGAAGTTCTGCTCATACCGTTATAACTCCTAGAAATATCTTCGCCAATGAAGCCACAGACCCTGCTTCTCCAGCTAATGAACTGTTCAGAATAGTAAATGCTATCAGAATGCAATTAGAAAGAACTGGGGCTACTGACAGAGATGGAGCTTACTCATTCGGTTCTAATGGACAAGCTGAATTAAGAACAAGTGCTGGTTTGTTTATCGGACCTGAACTTAAATTAGAATTGTTGAACAAACAATATTTAAGAGTTGATGACGTTACTGAAGGTGTTATTAAAGAAGGTAAGTATGAAAAATTTGGTGGATTTATCTTAAATCAAGCAAATGAATTATCTACAACTTCTGAAAAATGCTGTCCTCAATTAGCTGCATTAAGAAAATATTTACAAGAACACGACTCTTTAGGAAATGAAGTAGCAAGTCCTGGAACAGGCTCTGTATTAGCATCAGAAGACCACTTAGTTGCTATAGTGGCTGGTACTAAAAACTTAGTTACCAGAGCTTCAAGAGTTCTTCCTATTGAAAAACTCCGTTCTGAAGTTGAAAGAGCTACCAAATATGACTGTATGGAAATTTACGGTGAAATGGTAGCTGTACCTCAATCTGGCGTTGTTGTTATTTGCAAATTACCTGCTGCTAAAGTTAAAGATGTAGATTTCGGTGGATTCTATCTCGACGGAGAAAATGATATTAGAGACAAAGATACTACAACATTAATGCCACAATACAAAGAACAATTACCGTTCGTGACTGTTGATGCTGCTGGACAAGCTGCAATGCCACAACCGTATGCTTCTATCGGCAGACCAGTAGGTGATACTGATAGTAAGAAATTTGTAGACAATACTGGTTATACTCAATTCCCAGTTACTTCAGCTGATACAGCTACTCAAACTAACGCTTCAACGGAAGAACCTTCTGAACCTGCATCTAACGATAATCCCTAATGAGGGATAATAAATTGAAGTAACTTAATGTTACAATAGTTTAGAATTATAGATAAAATGCCTACATTATATAATATAATATATAGTGTAGGCTTTTATTTATATATATAACAAAAAAAAAAGAAAGGAGGAACTAACAAAAAGTATGCAAGTCAAGACAATGTATGACAAGCTAGCTATCAATACAGGCTTTCCTTTGTATGAAAATGAGGATGCTGCGCCTGATACTACAAGATTTCTTCTTGAAATGCTAAATCAAGGATTGCTTAATGTTATAGATAATATATACATAAGCAATAATGTGTTAGAGAGAAGAGATAAAATAGTTACATCCCCAGGTGTTGCTCATTATGCTGTAGAAGGAATGGTTAAATCCATTCAATATACAGCACAAAATCCTTATCAACTCAAAGGTAAGTTTATACGTTTTGATAATAGACTTGACCAGCCTGGACAAATATTACAGCACGAACGACATAGTTTTCCGCATTCCTATGTAATCGATAGGGGAGATATTAGATTATTACCAATACCTGATAAAACTTATGAATTGGAAGTAACTGTGTCTACGACTAATCTTGTTTGGGGGAATGATGATTCTTCTAAGGGAGAGATTACTAGTGTATATGATAGTATATTGGCTAGTAAACCATTCTGTGACTTGGTAGTTTTAAGAGCTTGTGGTTTTGCTATGGCAAGATGTAATAATCCTTTAGCTGATTTTTACAACAATTTATACACACAAAGATTAGAAAACTTTATAGAAAGAGACAGTCATAGCTTAGAACAACCAAAATTTTACAATCCTAGAAAAGGTCATTATGAACCTAGACGTGGATTATTGGGGTAATTATTAATGAGTATATTTAAAAGACAAAATAGAAGAGGCGTCAAATTTAATGGTCAATTTTTATTCTCTAACTTTGACTATGGATTGTATAAGCAAGAAATACCTAGAACTATTAACGAACAATTAGCATCTCTAGCCTTAACTGGAGGTCGTAATGTATGGAATATTCACGGAGCTTTAACAACTCAGTACGGTTATGAAATGATTGGTAAGATAGATGAAGGTAAAGAAATAGCCTACATACCTGAACCTTCTTCATCAAGTCAAAACCTTGCTATTGGAGCTACTGATGGAAGTGTTTATAGATATAATACTTTTGAAGGAGTAAAAGCTTATAAAACCAAAATGGAAGTATCAGACTCTGGAGATATTTCTTGTTACGATGGAGCTAGAGTGATATTATACGATGGGGGAGCGTTTAAAGAGTTCGGAGGAAGATGGGATGAATCTGCTTACGTACCTATCTTAAATAATACTGAAACTAGAACTATACTACCCTATGAAAACTATTTAATCTTTAGCGTTACTCAAGAAGATGCTAAATATTTCTGGATTGATAAACTTTTAACAATTCCTAAAGTGGAGAATCCTAATGAGAGTCGACCAGAAGATTGGTGTAATGTTACTGTAACTGATATTACTCCAGGAGATAACAACACTTTTCTAATAAGAGTTAATCTTGACAAAGACAATAGTTTTTCTACACTGTCAGAGAATACTTTAAATATAGGGGAAAGAACTTATAAGAGTTTAGGAGCTTTACAGTTCATACCTGAAGATTATGATGAAAATACCCCTGGTACCCCTCAACCTATCACTATAGTGCCGAAGTTATTATCAATAGTACTTAATAGAATGTGGGTGGTTGCGACGGATAATAGAATATATTATTCCGCAACAGGGCAACCTGATAACTTCAATGAAGCTAGTGGAGCTGGATACTTTTATGGATTCTATAATGATACTTCTCCAGTGCTATCAGTTGAAGAGTATTATAGTGGAGCGTTAATCACTAAACAAAACGGTATGTATCACGCTAAGATAACTACAAACGAATATAGTTTTAGTGGAAGCGACGGAGCTGTAATAGGGCAAGGTACTTCAGGTAATTATATCAATATCACTAAATTAAACAATATTCCTCAAAAGACAGCAGGAGACCATTGTATTATTGGAGATGAGGTTATAGCCTACGACATCACTTCTGGTAATATATGTCAAGCTGTAATGATTAACTATTTTGGTAACCCACAACAAGGAAGTATTTTGTTACACGGTAGTGAATTAGATGCTGAAAACTTAGGTTTATATTCTGCATCTAGCAGAAAATTATGCTACAACTTCCAAGAAGAAGTATTGATGGTATATTATTCTTCTACAGATTATTATACTAATTCTTTAGTAATCCCTAGAAACTTATCTATATACCCTAGAGAAATATCAGATTATATCAATGATTATATGATGTTTCAGCAAGGTATTATTGGGATAGATAAGACTAATGGATTATTAATATCAGATTTTAAGAGAGGTACTACGATACCTAATATTTCTTCAGTAGCTGAATTTGAACCTATTTACTTAAATGGTAACAGATTATTATGCGGAACTATTATAGAGGTTACAGAATTAAATAATGAACCTTTTGATTTATCAACCGCTAATGCTGGCATATCATTTCAACATATAGAACCTACTATAACTAGAATAAGTTCTACTTCTGAGTATTATCCCAATATGGTATATTCTAATACTGAAAATCCTAGAGTAACTTCAAAGACGGTAGCAAGAGAAGCTAAATGGACTTATCAAAAGAGTAGCCTTATAAGAGCAGCTGCACCTTTGGGAGGAAGAAACGGATTAACTTTAAGAGTAGAATTTGAACCTAATGTAACATTTCAAATAGTAGCTATTAATTTACCCGATTTTTCTGTAGGAGAGTAATAAAGGATGAAAACTAGATTTTTAAAAGAAGAGGATTTTTATAAATATGAGGAGGATATTGTAGATTGTTATATGGATAATCTACAAATAATGGATTCTCAAAGCTGTTTAGATATCACTAATAGAGATATGTTGAGTGATTATGTATTAGGATTAATATCATCTAAAGAGAGTAGTATCGAAGGTATCTTCAATGATAAAGAAGAATATCTTTATGGTATGATTATATATGATGGTATGAGATTTTCTAATGATGGGAATGCAGCTCAATTACATCTTGCTGTGTGTAAAGACCTTTGGGGAAAAGTTATTTTTAATATGTGCAAGCAGATATTAGAAAGAACTTACTTTGATACATTATATTGTATGATTCCATCTTATTGTAGACCTACTATATCTCTTGTTAAAAAACTAGGTTTTAAAAAGACTGGTTATATTCCTAAAGCTCTTCCTTATAAGAATATCAAAGGGGAAGAAAAAATGTATGATGAATTAATATATACTTGGAGTAAGTCTAATGGTAAGATTTAGAAGCGAAAAAATTACGATAGATTCTAATGGTATTAAACACGGATATCGTAGCGGATTAGAGAATGACGTCATGGAAGATATCGAGAATAATGAATTAGAACCTAATTATGAAATGACCAAACTGGAGTATATACAACCTGAAACTAAACATATATATACCCCAGACTTTCACGTCTCTCCACATATAGTTATTGAAACTAAAGGTCGATGGGTGGTAGAAGACAGAATGAAGATGTTATTAGTTATAGAGCAACATCCAGAATTAGATATTAGAATGGTATTTTACAATGCTAATCAAAAGATTAAAAAAGGTAGTAAGACAACTTATGCTATGTGGTGTGATAAGCATAATATTAAATGGGCTAATAAATATATTCCTGATGAGTGGTATGTTGATATCTATGACGATATAGCAAAAAATGGTAATGTACAAGAATATTTAAAGAAAGGAGAATTAACAGATATGGGATGCAAATCTAAGAAAGGAAGAAAATAACTATGGCTTATACATACGCTCAGTTACAGCAGATGTATAAAAACGGACAGATTGACAGGGATGAACTCTTAAGACAAGCTGAGATAACTAGACGTCAAGATGGGATTAATGCTGATTATCAAAGATTTATGTCTAATATAAAATCGGGAGCGGGTAATCTTTTATCAGGTCTTAGTTTCTTTGTCCCTGGCAGTAAAATGCCAGGAGTTACTGGAGCTGCTTCTGGGGCTTTATACCAAATAGGTCAAAATATTGCCAACGAAGTACCTATTAAAACTGATGTAGGAAAAGCTGCTATATTAGGAGCAACTGGAGAAGGTTTACTAAATGCAGGTGCAAAACTTGCAGGAAATGCCATAGGAGCTGGGAAATCTTTAGCTGAAAAAGCTTATCTTTTAGCCCCTGATAAAACCAAAAAAGTTATAGACTCAGGAGCTGGAGCAGCAAAAAATATAACAAAAAAAGTTAATAATACTGCTACTACTAGCATTAGTCCAAAAACAAATACTCAAAAATTTGTAGTGCCACCTAATAGTAAACCTACAACTTATTCTCAAAAATCCAATGCAAATCTATTGTCTCAAACTCAACGCAAAGCTAATAGTAAACCAGTATTAAAACCAGACGCAAAACCTCAGACTTCAAATGATGTGCTAAAACCAGCTGAATTAACTTCTCAAGATATGATTAATAGCGAACTTATGAAAGAGGCTAACTCTTTAGGAATAAATCCTGGAGAGTATATCACTAACGGAAAAGTAGACACTAAGGCTTTAAATATGAAAGTGACTCAAGCTAAAATAGCTCAAGACCCTTTTGAAGAATATGTAGTAAGTTATCACGGAAGTCCTAAAAAATTTACATCTTTTGATGATAATATGTTTAATGACTCTAACGCTATGATAGGAAAAGGTGTTTATACTTTTGATAATACCTTACCTAGACACATAACAGGCGGAGTGGATGATATTACAAATTATAGTAGAGGAGGAAATATTTATGGGGTAAGTAGACCTGCCGATAAGTATTATATAAACGCCCAGGATAACTTTATACTTCAGCCCACAGAAGTTCAACACTCTATAATTAAAACGTTAAGAGATAATGGAATTAAAGATGATGTTATAAGAACTTTAATAAACAATAAAGATTATAATTTAACTAATATTTTTGACGAAGCTAGTTATTATGGAAATTTAGGCTCTAGAGCTTTAAGACAAAAAATGACCGACGTAGCTAGAAATGTTGAAGGTCCTAATACCTATGCTGGCTTATATCATCCTTACACTGGACACAGAGTTACACTTCCTGAATATACTGAAATTTTAAGAAGGATGCCTGAGGCTAAAATGGAGAAAACTCATTTTGGATGGGGTAATTAAAGAAAGGAGAAATAGACAAGATGGCTTTTGGCAAGAAAGCAAAAAATCAAAAGACTCAGTACCAAACTGAAAATCAACAACTTGGTAGACAGGCTTATCCTTACATTCAACCAGCCTTTGAAAGATATCAAGATTTAACAATGAATCCTGATACTTACAGACAACAAGGTATTAATGATTATTTTAATGCCTCTGCTAGTTGGAATGATGCTCTAAGAAATTACAATAGACAAATGGCTCAAGCTACTGCTAATAATTACAATGCTACTGGCGGTGGATATTCTTCTGCAGCTCAAAGATATTACGATGACGTACAGAGAAATGAAAATGATTACAATGCACGTCTATATGACCGAGGTGTTAATACTGTAGAGAATATGTTAACTAATGATATTAACAGAGCTGGAAACGCTTATAACTTAGCTACTGGACAACATAACTTAGCTGCTCAACCTGATGCTATAGATACTTCTAACGCTCTTATTGATAAGAATAATAGAAACGCTTGGAGTAATATATTACAACAAGGTGGTAAAGTAGTCAGTATGTTTGGTCCTGTAGGTAGAGTTGTAGGAGGGGCTATGCAATTAGGAGGATGGGCTGGTAGTACAGATTATTCTAATGCTATTGCTAATGCTCTTAATAGTGGCGATATTCAATCTGATGCTTCAGCTTATGCTAATCCTGCAACTGATTTAGGAACTACAATAGCTGGTATGAACCTTGATAAAATAAGGGGCGATGGCGGATATTGGAGTAATTTATTCACTGGTAATAGAGCTTTGAATGGCATAAATACTGTAGACCAGGCTGTAGATGCTCACGCTAGAGGTATAATTTCTGATGACCAATATAAGAGGTGGTTAGCTCAGAATAATATTAAGCAGCAAAATATTCCAGGGAGGCAATAAGTAATGGCTAGTATAATGGATAGATTATTTACTCCTAACAAAACTTCGAATCCTTCGTCATCTTTAAACAATAGTAAAGGATTTACTAATATTTCTTCTACTAATACTGTTCAAGGATTGTTTGGAGAGAAAGATGGAGTTGGCGGAGGAGGTCTAGGTTATGCTAAAGCTGGAGCTAAAGGAGCTGCTATAGGAAGTATATTAGGTCCTATTGGTACTGCTGTAGGAGCTGGAATAGGAATGCTGGTACATAAAGTTCAAAATAATAAAGAACGAGCAAATAAGGCTAACAATGTTAGCTCAGAAATAACATCTGACCCTTATACAGGAGTATCATCTTCACAAGAACAACAATTAGCTAATAAGGCATCTAATGGTACAAATGATGAATTGTATAACAAGATGAAAGCTAAGGGATGGTCTGATGAAACTATAAGAGCTGCCTACGGTTTAATGGGTAAGAATTGGCAAGGAGAAACTAGACAACAAGCTGCTGATAGAATCGCTAGCGGTGGAAGTTCTGTAATCAATATGCCTGAAAATTACTCTAACTTTGGACAATTAGTTAATATTCAAGGATTAGGAGGATATGGCTTATAATGAGTTACTGGAGTAATTTAAAAGTAACTGGACAACCAGGGAGAAGACAAGCCCCTGTTAAAGGAGCTTCAACTAATCATAGAGGGATGGATGTTATATTCCCTGATGGTAAGATAAGACCTGAAGTAAATGGTACTGTGTACTACTCTGGTAATATGGATGGTTACGGGAATATTATTATTATAAAAGGGGATGATGGTAATTACTATCATTACGCTCATAATGCTGCCAATAGAGTTAAGAAGGGGCAAAGAGTTAATGCTGGAGAAGTTATAGGTACTATGGGAAATACTGGAACTTCCTCAGGTCCACATACTCATATAGAAGTAACTAATGCTAATGGAGTTAACTTGCATCCTCAAACAAAACAAAATTTAGGAATAGGAGGTAATAAATTGGCAAGTCAAGGTTTTTATACTGGAGCTGCCGCACCGATTGAAGGACAAGTATACACAAGTAATAGTCCAGGTCTTGTAGACCCTACTCAAGATATTGGAAATATTGGAACTCAATCTTTAGGTGAATTACAAAGATTATCTGATGAACATAGAGCTTTGATAAATGCTTTGTCTAATGACCCACGCTATGATATAACGAGACAAATGCAACAAGCTGATGTGAACCTTCAACAAGTCCAAAATCAAGGGCTTGCAGATGTTAATCAACAAGCTTATCAAAATGTAATGTCACCTCAAGAAATGATGCAAAGAGCTGATGAAAGTAGACTGGCTAATGACGTAGCTGAAGCTCAAGCTAAAAATGTCATTGATAAAATGTATGCTGGATATCAGGCTAGACCAGATGCTGAACAAAATGCAGAGTTCTTAAGGAAGCAACAAGAAGCTATGAATCAAGGCTTTATCAATGCTAGTCCTGTTTTACAACAATATTATAATGGACAAGGAGGAAATCAAGGGTTATACAACGTTAATCCTCAAGAGCTACAAAGAAGAATTGATATAGATAATGAGTATAATCGTTATCTACAAAATCAAGCTCTTACTTATGCTAAGAATGACCCTAGAACTTCTGCGGTCTTTATGCAAATGGCTCAAAATAATCCTGGTACTGCTGGAGCTTATTTACAAAATGCTCAAGCTCAATACGAAGCTAATATGGCAAGTAAATATGGTGTTCCTTATCAACAATTAATGGAACAATCTAAAGCTATGCAAGACTATCAAAAAGCTTACGCACCTAACTTGATGGCTGGACAGAAAGAAGCTATGATTCAGCCTGAAATGAATTATAGAAGTGTAGCTGAAAAGGTTATCCCTACTGCTGAAAATATGTATAAGGATAAAGTTCAAGCTACTAATAATTACTTGACTGCACTTCAAAATGCAGATACTAATTATATTAAAGCTAATCAACCAGGAGCTGACTTAATAGCTAAAACTGCTGAACAAAGAGGTAAGTTACAGGTTGAGCAACCTCAAAGAATACTTGATAAATACAGAACTCAAATTACTGCTACAGGTATTCCAACTACTCCTCAAATGCAAGGTACTACTTCGATAGGTACTAATATGATGACAAACGTTACTAAAAACGCTGGAGATATTAACAAAGTACAATCAGATATATATAAAACTGAAACTACAAATGCTAATACTCAAAAAGCTAATGAGATTAAGGAAAAACAGCTCATAGCTAAAAATCCTAATATTGGTTTACCTATGGAAGAACTACAAAAAGCTGAAGAGCAAAAGTTGAGAAGTCAAGATGCTGAAAAGGTTAATAAATATATTCTAAGTGAATTCACTGGAAGACCTGACCCTACACGCTTCGGTATGGCTAAACAATATTTAATGTCTACAGGTAGATATACTAACGAGCAAGCTAATGCTATATTACAAATGGCTTATACTCAAGCTCAAGTTAATAATGGAAAGAATAATAGGAGGAAAAAATAAGTTATAATGAGTATGAATCCTAATATTAATCCTTATTACAATAATATAGAAGAGGAAGGAGTAGTCCCAACTACTCCCCCTTCTACCAATCTTGTAATACCTAATCAAACACTACAGGGGCAAGTAGAATTAAATACTAACTCTGAACCTGTAGTTCTTGAAGGTTATCAAGACCAACCTGATAAACAATATACTTTAGGAGGTTTTGTAAAAAATAATCTTGAAGGAGCTACTAACCTTGCAGCTGGATTGTATGATACTGGACGACATCCTATAGAAAATATCGTAAATCCTCTCAAGGAATGGGGACAAGAAACTGGTAGTAATCTTTATAATGAAATGACTACTACAGGTGGATTCCCTATTAAAGCTACAGCTAAAGCTGGTGGAGATATATTAAGTACTTTTATTACTAGACCTATAACTGGTATGGAAGTAGTTGATATGATAGAACACCCTGAAGATATTGTACAGAATACTGCTGACTACCTTTATGAAGGCGGAACTCCAGCAGCTGCTTTAACAGTCTTTGCTCCTCAAGTAAGTAGAGGACTTGCTAAAGGCGTGGGTAAAGTTGCTAAATCTGTGGACGAGAGTGTTCTCGGAGGAGCTGGTAGTCAAGCCTTATCAGGAAAATGGATGGATAATATCTCTCAATTAGACTGGGTCAACCCTAACGTACGTAAAGCAATGTCTGAAGTTATGGCAGCTGGTATTGTTGACAAAATGGGTATGAAGGTAGCTAAGAATAAATTTATCAATGCTACTCAAAAGATGATTGACAGAAATAAAATATCCGTTGAGGATTTTAAAAACATTACTAGAGCTGCTGAGGAGTTGGGTGTTAATACTTTAAATCCTAAAGAAGCTGCAATCTGGAAGCAATTTAAACCTATCCTTGATGGGTATAATGAGATGGTTAACAAATATAAATCTTCTGCAGTACCTAAGAATATGTTAGAAATTGGACAGAGAGGGCAGAGATTAGCTGAAGGTAATGGTATTCCTATAACTTATGAAGATGCTTTGGCTATGTATCAAAATCAAGGTTTATTTGATTACGGTCAAATAATTACTAAAGATGGTAAAGCTTTAACTTACCCTAAAGTGAAGGGAGAATTTTCTTTAGATGAATTTCTTGAATTAAAAGATATGTTAAAAGATAAGAAGCCTTTAGATTTAAGAAATACTAAGTTCGTTATCCCTGAAGAAAACTTAGGTAAGCTAGCTCAAAGAGCTTTGCAAGACCCTTTAGCTAAAGAATTTCTAGATAGTTATAGAATGTCTGAAGCTGATTTACTTAAACCTATTCCTCACGGTCACGCAGCTGTAGATAAGTCCGTAGGGAATGTTAGCCCTTCCTCTCGACGTATCAATCAATTAAGACCTGAATTATCTAAAAGAGGTTATGGTAACGCTTCTTATGAAGATATAGCAAAGGAACTTATGAATCCTGATAGCTACTTTGAAAGTGTTATTGAAGATTTATCAAGAGATGCTACTATCGAATATATGGCAAACAAAAGAGCTCCTATACTAAGTGAAAGAGCTTTGCCTCAAGATATTAGATATGTACATAAAGATATGTTGGGTAATGTAAAGAATTTAGATAGTCTAATAAAAAGAAACTCTATATTTAGAGAATTACCTAAAGGAACTAATCCAAATGACTATATTCCAATGGATGTGTACACATTAAAAGCGTTTAAGGAATTGTTTTATCCTAGAAGTGCTAATGTTAAGATACCTAAGTTTGTCAAGGACCTTACAAGAATAAGTAAGCAAGCTCTATTAATGCCTGGTACTTATTTATTTGGTAACTTTATTGGCGGTCTTAAAAATATGATAACATCTTCAAATGTTAACCTTATGGAAGATATAACCAATGCTATTAGAACTGGTGGTCAATTAATTCACGATATGGGTATTGAAAGACCTATGCCTAACGTTAATACCGCAAGAGGATATTATCAAGTAACTAAAGCTTGGGAGAGAGCAATGAACAAATACTTCGGAGCTCATATCATTAAGAGCATAGATGCTAAGATGCAAAATATGTACGCTGAAATAGCTGCACATAATGCGTTAAGAAGACGTGGTATACCTTTTGAACAAAGAAACTTTAATTGGATTAAGAATAATCTTACAGAAAAAGAGATATTAGATACTGTTGAGAGAATACAAGATACAGCTCTAGTGTTCGGAGAAAGAACTTGGTTACCTCCAGTAGTATTAGATACTATGGAAATAGGTCACAACTTCGTAAGATGGTTAGACCAGGCAGCCAAATCTTCTTATAGACAATTAAAGGAACATCCTTACGCTTCTTATATTAACGGAGCTGTATTAGGTAATCTAGCTTGGGATAGAAACTTAGACAGAGCTTTAGGCTTAAATATATCTAATCCTCAATCAGGTAAGATGTATAGAATGGGAGCTGATGGTAATCCAAAGGCTACTGAAACTGAAGTAACTCCTGAGTTAACTACACTTAAGTTATTAAGAGACCCTGCGCAACTATTAATGGATACTCAGACTAACGCTTCTGTAGTAACTCTTTTAGGAGTTTTGAATCCACAAGATGCTAGAGGTAATTTAAAACAGAGAAAAGATTGGGGTAATATTTTACCTGACTTTAGGAAGAATGTAAGATATGAGGATGGTATGATTCAAAAGTACAATAAAGGAGATGAAATAGTAAAATCTCTATTTAGAGTAAGTGGTCCTGGAAGGATTATAAACTCCGACATTATTCCAGTAGCTGGGGTAATATCTAATACTCCAGTATATCAACCTTATAACGACCAGTTCTTAGTTGGAGAAGAAGGTAATCCTTTAAAACCTATAGGTAAGGAAGAATTACTAAACAGAGTATTCAACACATACGAACATAGCGTATATCCTGGAGAAGATGATATTATCACTCCTAAGACTGAAGGTAGTCTACTTAAGAGTCTCAATAGAAGACAAGGTAAAACTAGAGCTTTTGGAGAAGATATAGCAAGACAGAGAGGATTAGGTGAATAATAATATGCCACAAGAAATTACAATTACTAACTTATCATCAAATACCGATTTTGGTACTATAAGTAATTACAAAGCTACTACATCCTCCTGGGTTACTAAGACCTTATCTGGTACAGGTGATTACTATCAATATCTAACTATTACCTGGCAATTTCCTAAAGCTTTAAAATTAACTAAGTCATCTTTCAATGGTGTATTACGGGCTACAAATGCTGTTATTACTAGTGCAAGACTTAGATTATATGCAAGTACTGATGGTGGAGCCACTAAAAGCATCTTGTATCAATATGATGATTCTAATATGTATATTAACTCTACTATTACTAAAAATGCTAATTGGACTGGTAATGTAGACAATATAAATTATATTGAAGCTAGAATAGGCGCTAAAAATGCTAGTTCTAATCCTGTACTTAAACTCAGAAATTTATCTCTAACTTATGAAGAGCCAGATGTTCCAGTTGATGATGATTCTGATAGTGATACCGACTTAGATAGTGATTTAGATAGTGATGCTGATACAGATACTGATACTGACACAGATACGGATGCCGATACAGATACCGATGTGGATACGGATATTGACACTGATAACGATGATGATTTTGAAATTACTACAGTATGGCACGATGAAGATGGGCACATTTATAAAGATAAGCTTATTGAAGTCTTTGACAGCATAGAAGCTAAAATAAATGAGTTAGCTGATTATGACATATCAGAAATAGACCTTATCGATATTACTAAGATAACTTATCCTGATATTACTACCACTGATATAAGAGAAGATTCTACTAAAATTATCAATCTTAAATCTTTTGTCAATACAATGGATTTAGCTGAATTACCTTTAAGTGTTACTACTGATGGTAATGTAGGAATTAAGACTTGCACTTATGTAGGAAATGACTATTTGACTCACACAATAGATTTATCTAGTAATCCGACCGTTGCAAGTACAACGAATCCTTATATCCACTTAGATATAGAAAATAATACCATAGTAGCTTATTCTTCATTCCAATCAGACAAGCCTTTATTAGGATTACTTAAAAATAATAAGTTAATAACTAATAATGCTAGGATACCAGCTAATGTTAACTTCTTAAAAGTTTTAGCAGACCAGGCTAGACCTACTTCTGATAATTATGCTAGTGATGGTAATCAGTATAAAACTTACTATTACTCCAATCAAACAGTTGCTGGTTTTGGTTGTGCTACTAAATCTAGAGGTGGACAAGCTAGAGCAATGAATACTAATTTCGGTTTAACTAATAAACTAAGAGAAGAAAAGGAAGGAGAAGGATAATAAAATATGACTTATAAATATTTCAATAATTCAATGCTTGCCTTCGGTCTCAATATCACTAACGTATTCAAATCTCTTGCTAAAAAATTTGATAATGCTGAGAATACTATAGGGAAAAATCTTGACGATATTATAGCTCAAAATGATACATACAGCGCAAGGAATTATAAAGTTCCAGTACCTATAACTGAAGGTAGACCTTGTAGGTGTAAAGAAATTTACGATATACTAGCTATTAACAGCTTAGTTATAAATGATTTATCTGTAAGCAACGGTAACTTTAATATAGACCTTTTAACGTTTAATAGCAAAACTAATAAGTTAACGCACTTAACGGGCTCTTTAGAAATCGATAATGATAAAAATATTATTAAAGGTTATTGTACAGCTAATGAAGCTATAGATAATAATAATATGGAAAGAAGTATTTCTTTTGTGGATAGTATTAGCATACTGGATGAAGATAAATTATTATTTCACTACACTATAGAAGTAAATGAAGGAATTATAAATCTTGACAACCTTGGAAAATACTTTTCTAATGTGTACTATCCAGCATCTTACACTGGACATTACAAAGATTTATCTGTAGAGACTGTATCAGATGGAGTAGCTAAAGGTTACTGGGCTATGCTGGGTAGAACAGGCATTTATCCTCAATATATCAACCATATAGTAGGGGTTGTTAATAAAGACGGAACTCCTGGTAAATACATTTACAATCATTGTAGCGGTATTAATAATGGCATTGACATAAGAGTGTCTGGCATAGCTTATTGTTATCCAGGTGAAACAATTTATTTTGTTAATAATGTTAATTCAGCTACTGCATTAAGAATTAAATACATATCAGGAAGGAGGGGAAAATCATAATATGTCTCTTCAAGATAGAGTTGTAAAACTTCAAGGAGTTGTATACGTAGAAGATATTCAAGCTAATATTGATTTGCTTGTCGATAGTATAAATGATTTAATTCAAAAAATTAGATATGCTAAAAGACAAGTAAGAACAGTAGACCCTACTAAGGGGGCGGCTAAAATATCAGGTCCTGATTATACCTTAACTTGTTATGCTTTAAGACATCTTTTATTAAATTATCAAAAGAAACTTCTTTTCGGATGTACCGCAGTAGAGTTTAATGGAGATGTTGTCACATTCCCTGGATTGTATGTCAATAAAGATGGTATAGGGTGTATACAGGTTAAATCTCAGAAGCTTACAAATGTTCCAACAGGAAATAGTAGTACAGACTTATACGTAGATGGCACCAATGGCAGTTTAACCTTTACTGCTTCCGAAGGTAATAATAAAGTAGCTTTGTTAGATTGGCAAAGAGGTATGGATATTCTAAATACCACTCAAGATAATTTGTTTATTAATCCTGATACTTCTCCAATAGTAAGTATGGTAAGAAATAAATTTGGTGCAAATGATAGAATTAATGAACCTACAGATAGAAGTTATTTTTTCTTACCAGATGTGCCTTATTTACCTGATAATAGTACAGCCTATGTAACTCTTGATGGTGTTCAAATATTCTACAAAAGAACTTATTCTATGAATAAAAGGTCTGTAGAGATATTCTCTTACTGTCCAATATTCATCCCCAAAGGGTTGCAAGGTAAGACTAACACTAGCGGAGGAAATAATTGCAAAGCTTTGTACTTCAAACTTAACAATTCTTAAAAAGAATGATAATTTAGATTTTTAAATGTAGTATAATTGTAGTATACAGTTATGCTACATTTTTTTTATTTGAGAAAGGAGATATGAAATGAGTACTTTAGATAATCAACTCTATATAGATGCAGTCGTAGTTCACGGGATAGGTCGTACCCTAACAGTTCAAATAGACCATCTAAGGGAACAAGGTGAGGAAAGCACTGAACATCAAGATGCAGAAAATGAAGCATTTGATTTTTTTGACCTTACCCCTTATGCGGTTAGATTTAGAGTGTTAGGTAGTGCGGATGGAGCAGGACAGATTCTTATAGAGAAGATTATAACTCAAGAGACAGATGAAAAAACTATAGGGAAAATAACAGACCCTGATAATGGACAATTCTGTTTTACTATTACAGCTGATGATACTAAGTTTTTAGGGATAGGAGCTAGACCAATCAGTATAGAATTAGTAGACCCTGATACTCTTGAGAATATTTATACGCTTACTGAAGGAGGGATAGCTCAAGGGGAATTCAGTAAGTTGATTGTAGTACGCCCATAATAACAACAAAAAGAAAGGAGAAAAATTAAATGGCTGATTTTAAGTTTTACTTAAATAGGCAAGGTCCCAAAGGTGAACCTGGGGCTAAAGGCGAGAAGGGCGATAATGGTAATACCCCTACCTTTTCTGATGGAATCAATACCCCAACTGTCTATACAATGCAAATTGACATGGGCGATGGGAATGTGTTTGAGACCCAGAATTTAAAATACCCCATGAGGGATGATGGAGGTAATTATTTACGTTATGATAGGACAAATAGTACGGTAACGCTATCTGCTCCTAATATTGCAGACCTCCAAAGAACTTCTGGAGAGGTAACTTTAGCAAGTGTTAGCGATGTAAAAAATGAAGATACTCAAGATACCGATGCAGTCTCTATGGAATTGAGAAATGCTGACCAACTAGCTTTGAGTAACGAAATTAATCGTATTAATGGAAATATTAATACGGTTGATACTAAAGTTAATGGCGAAATACAAAACAGACAAAATGCTGATACTGCTCTAGGCGGAAAAATTGATGGATTAGATAGTTCTAAAGCCAACAAAACGGATGTGTATACTAAAACTCAAACGGATGCTTTATTAAACGGAAAAGCTAATACAGTACACACACATAATCTCTCTCAGATAACGGATGCTGGTAGTTTAGCTGGTAAAAATACAGTTGATTACGGCACTGAAGTTACCAATAAACCTACCATAGGTAATGGCACTATAACTATTACTCAAGGTGGTGTTACAAAAGGTACATTCACTGCTAATCAATCTAGTAACAGCACCATAGAGCTTGATGCTGGTGGCGGAGGGGGAACTACATACACTGAAGGAGATGCTATTGACTTAACCAATAATATCATATCTGTTAAATATGATAATAATACATTAAAGCTTAATGGGTCAGGGCAATTATATGCAGATATTCCAGCTGCTAACAATGCTACTATTACTATTACTCAAGGCGGAGTTACAAAAGGTACATTTACAACCAACCAAAGTGTAAATGGAACCATTGCTTTAGATACTGGTATTACCTATACTAGTGGTAAAGCCATAAAGATAGACCAAAACGACGCTATAAATTTAAAAACAAGTATAATCAATGCTCCTTTAGTATATCAGGATGAGACAGGTACTGATGTAAAATTCCAAAATAGAAATGTATCAAGATATAATGGTTCTTTTGATGGAAGTGGATACAACGACTCATCCTGGTCAATCAATTATGGTACTGGCACCGAATATTTACAAGCCCCAGATATAAATTTTTCTAATTTATTAAATAGTTCTTCTACTATATATGCGGAGACTCGTTTAACGAATGGAATAAATATAAGTGGAGCATTATCGAAAGGATTAAACAGTACTGATTTAGCATATATATCATTACTAGGAAGATATGAACAGGATGAAAGTTTTACTGTAATTGCAGCTATAGGTTTAAATACTTTTTATAATGTTAGAACTTATATTCGATTTTTTAATAACGGAAATGATATAACTGGCTTAACAACATCAAATTATCAGTATAATAGTAATGGAGATATGTATGGCACAGGTGGAGCAAAATACTATAGTATCAATTGTTCCTCAACAAATTTAGTAATATGTTCTATGTCATCCACAGATGGTAGTACGGCAAATTCTAGCTCTAAAAATACAGTGACAATACCAAGCCAACTTAAAAATGCTTTAGACACTGTAACTCACATAAGAGTATATCCAGTTAATTATAATGACAATAACAATTACGTTACATTAGATGAAAGCTTTCTCAAAGTTATAAATCCTATAGAAGATGTTACAGCTGGTGATGGGCAAACTAGACTTACTACATTTAAAAATGGTAATAATATATTTGAAGCTATTCCAGAAGCAATAAAGCTTAAATATGATAGTTCTACCTTAGGAGTTAATGCTAGTAATGAACTGACGGTTCCGACAGCTACATCTAGTACTTTAGGTTTAGTCAAGCCTGATGATAATACTATTATAGTAGACGCAAATGGGACGATAAGTGCCAATACTCCGATAGCAACATCAAGCTCCACTGGCACTGTACAACCTGATAATAGTACAATTACTGTTGATAGTAATGGCATCATTTCTGCTGTTAATAACGGTATAGCTAAAACAGCTCCGATAATTCCTTTAAAATATGAAGAACAAGAAGATGGAGTATCTGTTGGAATCGGAGGAACTCTAAATCATACAAATTACACAAGTAGTGCAGATGAAGTTTGGGTATACGACGTTTCTGTAGCTAGTATTTATACTTCAAATGGTGGCAATTTTAGCCAAACTGCAACCAATATGATGTCTAAAATATTCTATAAGGGTTATAAGATAAGATTAGACAATGGTTTAAACATTGCTTGGAATATTGCTAAAGCTGGTGAATTTTTTATGAATGTTGCCGTAGGATATTACAATAATGAAACCTTTGTTCCAGTTTTATATGCTCTTAATAGTAATAGCTATGGCGGTCTCATGTTTGCTAGACCAGCAATGGAACTTGGGTCTGATATATATAACATAGGTCAACTTAATACACAATTTGAGGGGTGCGTGGGTATTAGTTTAGCTGGTGATATACTTAGTGCATTTTCGCCGTCAGCTGGGCGACGTACATACAACATTAGTGATGCTACTTTGCTAACAGAATTTCGAAAATGTACTCATGCAATTTGCACTGTAGTAAATAAATCAACATCAACTACCTTTGATTATTCTACTGGTAAATTTGCTAATCCTGAAACTAGCTTGAGTGCAGATTTAGAAGTTAGGAATACTATCTTTAGCGCAGCAGAAAATTTAATATTAAATAATAAGGTTACAGTTATCCCAGAATTAAAATTAAACTATGATTCCAATACTTTAGGCGTTAATTCTAATAATAAGCTAACAGTCCCAACTGCTACTTCTAATACATTAGGTCTAGTTAAACCTGACGGTACAACAATAACTATTAACGATGGTGTCATCAGTGCTGCTGGAAGTGCTCCAAGTAATATGGTAACTACTAATACAAGTCAAATAATTTTAAATCAAAAAACATTTAAAACTTCTGACACAAGCTATATGCCGTATGTTCGTATAACGCCTTTTTCTGATTCTGGTAATAATAGTGATTTTATTGCTATAAGTGATGGAGCTTATTCAAACCCAACAGGAATATGTTTAGGATATCAGTTTAACGACCCAAAAGTTACAGTTTGGGGGAGTAATAGCAATGCAAATAGAGCTTCTTTCACTTACAATGGGATACATAGGAATGGCAGTTCCACTGATAGTTTTACTTTTTGGGCTAATGAATCAAGAAATAGCAAAATTATCTTAAAGAATTATCAAGATATTATTTTAGATTCTTCTATGTTAGACGGAACTTATTTAACGTGGGATTCTACAACAAATAAAATAACTGTCGATATACAAGCTCTTAAAGATGCTATAGATGCTTTAGGAACATAATAATTATAATTGAGGGAGATTTAATTCTCCCTCCTATTTAACAAGGGGAGGTATTTAAAATGTTTACACTAGAAGATTTAACACTATTAATGTGTTTATTAAATAGTTTATTTATCATTGTGGTTACTATATTCTGGATAAAAGAACATTATTTTATTTGTTCTGTAGAAGAATGGAATAGAGTAGCTAAAGTTTATAATGTAGCAGTAACTGCAGGATTAGTAACTGAAGATGGAGAATTAACTCCACCAATTGCTCCAGATAATGTAGGATTCTTCAAAGAGCAAATAGATGAAGATTTCTATGAAGAGGAAGAAGAAGAGGAAGAAGAAGGAAGAAAGAAAAGAAAGAAAAAATAAAATGGTGGATATTAAAATAAAAGGCACTATAGATGATATAAAAAGATACGAACCTTATTCTGTTGTAGGAGATGTATTACAAAATATTGTTACAGGACAATTATATGCTTGCTTCACTAACGGTACTTTAAAAACTATAAGTAGTATAGATGAGGCACCTAGTTCTGGAGGAGAGACTATATACTGGAGTAACATTGTAGGAAAACCTAATACATTCAGTCCTAGTACTCACACACACCCTACGACGGGAGATGTAACAGAAATAGATGGCGGAAGTTTATAAAGGAGGATGATTTAAAAGATGACAATGATTAAACATAAAAGAGGAACTACAGCTCAAGTAAGTGCGTACGCTGCTAATGCACAAGCTGGAGAATTAGTCCTGGATACTACATTAAATAAATTATATATATGCTATGCAGCTGGAACCTTAACGGAAGTACAGGGTAGCGATGGTAGTAGTGCAGCAATAGATTGGCAAGATATTGTAAATAAACCATCAACATACACTCCAAGTGCTCACACTCACGTATCTAATGATGTAACAGATTTAAGTACTACAATTAGTACTTCGATAGCAGGGAAAGCCGACGCTAGTGATTTAACAGCTTTAGCCGCTCGTGTTACAGCTTTAGAAACTGAAATAGACGGAGGAGTTCTTGGTTAACAATGGCAAATCCGATTATAAAAATTAAAAGAGGAGAATATCTAGAAAATTCTCAAGCTGTATTAGCTAATGGAGAACCTTGCTATGATAATAAAAAACATAGGCTTTATGTTGGGGATGGGGTAAATCCTATCTCCAATCTTCCTTATTTTAGCAATTCAATTAATGAATGGGTAGACTGGACAAAAGGTTATAAATTAACAATACCGTCGACTGGCAGTAAAACCTCTTATGTCAGGACGACTTACAATATAGATTGGAATATACTTGATGAATATTTTGGCTATATTAACTCAGGAGTAGTACTAAGAGTTAGACATGACAGTAATTCATCAATATCCACAGTCCCTTATTTTGCGGTAGGCGTTACTCCCGCAGATGGAGTGACTCCAATAGGAGATGTTCAAGATAGCAATGGAATCATTTGGATATGTCACTTTTCTTCCTATACTAAATCTGGACAAATGCTATCTAGTTATTGTACAATTCCTAGGAGCGACCAATTATCAGGTACAGTTTATATCGACCATAGAGCCACTGACCTGTCTTATGCTTGGCTTCATCCTTTAATGGTTCCAGAATTCCCTGAAAGCAGCGATGACACCATTTTACCATAAGGAGATTATTAGTGACTTATTATTATATAAAAAGAACTGACGGAAAGATTATAAATTATTCTACAAATGTTAATGATATGGAGCTTACTCTCCCCTTTATGAAAGACTGCTTTAACAAAATATTTGAAAGTGAAGAGGAGATAGTAGCTAATCCCAATACAGGAGAGCTCGATTTTGTAAGCAATCTTGAAGATGTGCTTAATGAACAAAGAGAAAAAGAAATTGCAATGTTGAATATGACACGACTTGATTTTATCAAGGCTCTAGAGAAAATTGGGGTTTCGTGGAATGTCGTTAAAGGTTTATTTGAAAAGTATCCAGATGTAGAAAAAGAATTAATGTTGTGTTCAAATGTATATCGTGGAAATCCGTTAATAGACCAGATGGCTGCGCTAGTAGACCCATCTATAACTCACGAAGTATTAGACCAATTATTTATAAAACATCAATTTGAACAAGAATTTAATAATATAGAATTAGGAGACTTACAATGAGTTACGTAGTGCATTACTGTAAAAATAAAAAATGTAACAATGCCTGGCTAGACAAAGATTTAACACACGTTAAGACCTTCCCTCCAACCTGGAAATATTGCGAAGATTGTTGTAAGGAACTAGGTCTTGACTTTAATAAACAAAAACCAGGTGATGATGTTTCAGAAGAAGAAAAAATGAGAAGAGAGAAATTAAAACATTAAATACTAACTAACATTGATGGGGTAAAATGAAGAGTTCAATATAGGTCCTTTATGATTTATCCTGGGAGAACTTAAAATCATTTTTACCCCTCTAATGTTACAAAATATGAAATCGAAATTAATAAGATAGGAGAAATATAAATAAGATGCAAGAAAATTTAGATGAATTCGAAAATGAACGGACTTTTATTAAAGTGTTTGATGATATACTTGATGACCCTGAACTGGATGTTATAGATGCTTATATCTATGGAATAATTTATTCGTTCAATTCAAGAGGTAGAAAGTGCTGCTATTCTCAAGGCAATTTAGCTAAGAAAATTAAAATAGGAAGAACTACCCTAAATAAAAGAATAAATAAATTAGTTGAGAAAGGATTTTTGCAAGTATCTGAATTTCTTCCTGGAGGAATAATTAGGTATAAAATTACCTAGGTTTTTGGACCCTGTTTAAAATCTGAACAGGGGTTGTTCAATTTCTGAACAGGGGTTGTTTAAAAATTAAACAGGGGTTGTTTAAAATTTGAACACATATTAGATAATATACTAGTATAATATATTAGATAAGAATAATATAAATAATATAAAATTTATAGTAGGGGAATATATATTCCCCTATATAGAAAATTAGCAAAGCTAATTTCCTACTATGAATAATTAAGTTACTAATAAACTAGAATTGTCCTAATAACTAAAATAATACTAAGAGAGTAAACACGTTTATTATAGTAGTATATATAGAAGAAATAAACTAATATATCTAATATATATCCTAACAACTAAATGAATATCTAAGACAGTATACACGTTTTATATAGTAGTTATATAATAGAATATATACTAGATATATACATATATACTAAATATATAATCCAATATATCTAAAATATATAAATCTTTAGTGCAATATATCGCTCAGTTATAATACTAAAGTATTAGTTCTGAAGAATTACTTTTTGATATTTTAATTATTTTCATCTAATTCTAAAGAATTATACACGTTTAATACTTTTGGATTAGATTTTATGAGATTGGAATATGCCACTTCCGTGCACAAAGTTATAATCCAGATATAAAGGGGCGGAAAGGGATTGGGGGCTATTCCTTGATATACCCCCGTATTGAAAAAGTATATACTCAAATATATATTAAATCTTTTTCCTTCTTTTGTATAATATTGTAAAGAAATATTAAAAAGTATATATAGAATATATAATATATATTGTGGTATATAATTAATATATCTTATATAATCTTTATATATTGTAATATATAATACATAGTAATATAATAGTACAATAATATAATATATCATATAATAATATAATAATACAACTAAAAAAAAACGTGTACAATAAAATTCAGATAAGATATAATAATACTATAATAAAACGTGTACAAAAGATAGTACAAAAGTATTAGATAAAAATAATCCTTTTGGGTGATGAAATTAAAATAATTATATGTTATTATTTATATATAAGGATAAAACAAAAGGATACTCAAAATGAAATTTAAAAAAGATTTATTATTAAATCAAAAATTAAAAACAGAAAATTTTTCAATCTATTTGTATGAATGTCACAACATATTTGATGGTTTATTTTATATGATTGAAATAAAAAACGAATTAGTAACAAAAGATTTAAAAACATTTTCAAATATAAAAAAAGCAATTGAACAATTCAAGAATAAAATTAGTTTAGATAATAAAAAATATTTATTACAACATAAATAAAAAGGATATATTGAAATGACAAAAGAAAAAATTGAAACATTAAAAAAGTTAATAGTTATTCATTCACTATATATATTATTATGTTATTTAATAGATAATAACATTGGCTTAATATTTGGATGCATATTTTTTGGAACTAGCTTTATAGTATCATTATATGAGAATAAAATAATTGTAAAGAATTGTAACAAGTTTTAAAAAAGGTATTGACTTTAAAAAAATATAGTTTATAATGGTAATATAAGGATAAACAAAGGAGTTATTAAAAATGAAAAATGAACAAATTAAATACACAATCTATCTAGGATTAAACGACAAAGACAAACACGAACAATTGTATACATTTGATGAGGTAACAAACTTAACTATGAGCCTTTTAGATTATGCAACATTTCAAATGGGTAAAGGATTATATAAAAAAGAACTTGAAAATTGTATAATAATAACTAGAATAAGTAACGATACTGAAGAGGAATTAATAAAAGCATTTTGCAATACATTAAAGTTTGCATTTAATCAAGAGTCAGTATTGTATACAAAAGAAGATATTAAAGAAGTTATATATTGTTAACACTTAAAAAAAATAGTAGTACATAAATAGATAAAACAAAGGAAGGATTTAAAATGAAAGAATTACAAAATGAAAAACACGAAGCATTATTTTATACAACTTACAAAGAAGCTGTGCACTGGCTACATAATAGTTTAATTATGCAAAATGATATTTGCGAGATTGACAATCAAGTATATGATTATATGAGATTTAATGTTTATGATGAAAATGACGGAACTTACACAGATATTTTCCAATGGTTTATTACTGATTGCAATAAAGATGATGTTGACTTTTTAGAAAAACACTTTGGTTTGTTATTTACTTATTCGCCATTACTTAATAAATATATATTATGTGTGGACCACTGGGGAACATCTTGGGATTATGTATCTTGTCCAGTATATGGAGACAAAGCAAGCAATAACTATCCACATTGCAAAACTTATAAAGAGTTAACAGGATATGAATATTAATAAATAAAAGAAAGGATAAAACAAGAATGAAATATTACAATATCAAAATAACATTTACAATTAGTGAAAAAGATTATAAAAGATATAATAAAAATATAGATAGTGCCATGGATATGATACTTCCCTGTGGGGCAGATTATGAAGTAAAGGAAATTGATTGCGAGAACAAAAAGCAATAGTGAGTCAACACTTTAAAAACAGCCATTGGGTGACTTGGGCTATAACTAACTGAGGGGTTCAATTTGTTAGTTTTAGAAACCTTTATAAATAAGAACTAACACTGTAGCAATAGTGATGGCAACTATCGAGATAGATATACAGTATAATAAACGGAAATAAACAAAGTTGCATTTTAACAATATCAAATAAAATAGAATATAAAATTAATAAAAAAAATAGAAAGGATAAAAGAACTATGATAAAAATCAAAGGAAAATTACCAAACAATAAAATGCAATTAACTAATCAAGGTTATTACACCGATGGAGCTATAGCATTATTAAATGATTACGTAAAGGCTTATGATAATACAGTTAATAGCGCAATCCAATTTGATAAAGATTATGGAATAAGTAATAAAATTGAGATGGCACAATTACCAGACGTTAAAAAACTTATTGAAAATGCAATGAGATATTTTGCAAGCCTACAAAGTAGCGAAGATGGATTTTACTATTTGCAAAATACACATCTTAAACAGGAAACAAAGGAAACTTTAGCAACTGTATTTCATAATGAGACTACGAAAGATTATACATTTATAGATAGTAAATACACCGATTATTTAGAACAATTCAATTTAAAATATGTAAGGCTTGGGGCTGATGATTATTCACAAGTTGGTATTATAGACAAGCAAGGCGTATTAGTTGGGATAGTTATGCCGATGGCTAATATACAAAATAAATATCTAGCGTAAAGATATGTAACAAATAAAATAAAATATGTAATTATTTAAAAATTATGGGAACAATATAAATATAGAACAAAAGCATTACAAAAAAAGGAAGGATTTAAAATTATGAATACGGAATTTTTAGATGACTATGATGAAAAGGTGATAGCTCTTGCACAATACCTAGAACTTAACCTTGAACCCGACTTTGACAAAAATGATAGCTACTATGTAGCTAATCGTGAAGACTACGACACAGATAAAGAATACCAACGGACACAGGCAGAACTTGACAAAGAAAAAGAACAAGCTAGGGAAGACGCTATAAAGGAAGTTACAAATGAACTGAACAGCATAATGAACCGCTACGACAACACTTATGAATACTGTGGAGAGGAGTACCTTGTCTTAACTGATTCAGAGGCGGACGATGAATGGGATTCTGTTTTGGATAACTATATTGATGAAATTATCATGCCAGAGATTCCAGACCACCTACAAAGTTATTTTGATGAAGGAGAATGGAAGCGTGACGCAAGATGTGACGGCAGAGGCCACGCCCTGAGCACTTATGACGGGTGTGAATACGCAGAAGAAGTCAATGACACTACTTACTATATTTATAGATTATAGTTTTGATTGATTTTTATTTGAGGGTTTACAATTCTTAATGAAATTAAGTAATTAACCCCTTTTAAAAAAATAAAATATGTAATTAATTAAAAATTATGGGTATATATATAATATAAGCATAATTTAAAATAAAAGGATAAAAATATTATGAACACTTTAACTAAAACAAAATTACAAGATATGCTACCATCTAAAACAAATGGTATGTTATTAAAGAATATCTATAGTGCTGAAAATGCAATAGTAACAACGGCAAAATGTGAAGTATTAAAACTAACTAAAAGGACTAAAAGCCTAATGAAAAAGATTAGTAAAGTTTTATCACCTAAACAAATTGTCGAAGCTATTAAGCAAAGGGCTAAAAAGTTTTTAAATAAAGTAAGTACTAATAATAGTATTGATACTATAGTAAATAAGTACAACACAACTGAACAGCAAAAAAGAATTGAAAAAGATTTTTTAGATGTACTTAATGAGATGGAAAGGATAAATATATAATGACTTATAAAAGTAGAACATACAAGAGAGATAATAAACAATACCTTAAAAAGGTAAGTTATAAAACTTTGAAAGATGTCTTTAATCACGAGGTAAATTTTGAGTTTGCTTTTAGAGATATTAGGGATTACTTAGATAAAAAGTATCCAGACGTATTGAAAGAATGTATTATTGAAATACTTTCTAATCCTAATGATTGGACCATAGCAGAGTTACAAGAAATTTGTAATTATGAAGGAACTTAATATATAAGCAATAAGGATAAATAAAAGATTTTATAAATAACTCTCGCAAGGTTATATAGTTTCAAATAAGCCGTAGACATTTTGCAATGACCCTTTAATATTTTATCCTTATTTTGTTTCACATCTTTTATTTTTTTTTTCTACGGCTTTTCTTTTTCTTTTACATAAAAGTATGATAACAATATAATAAATAATAAAGGAGGCATTACAACAAATGGAATTAAATATAATTTATAGAGATACCAAAGAACTAATAACTATGATAAAAGAATTAAATAATACAAATATAAAAATAAATTTATGCGCATCAAATTATAATTGTAAAGAAAATCAAGAAGATATTACTAACAAACTAGCTAAAATAGTTGGGAAAGAATCGCAAAAATTTAATAGTAAAAATAAAAACGGAGTAAAAATAGTTGAGCCTAATTTTAATAGAAAAGATTATTACACACCTACCGAGATTAGACACAATTATAGATATTGGAGTTTAGCAACAATATATAATTTTATTAAAGAGATGGAAAAAGATAACAATCTTTGTAAGTATATTAAGAGGATACAGATGCCAAAATCTAATAGGTATTATATTCAAAAACAGGGATGGTATGAATTCTTGCAAAGAAGATGTGAACACATAGAAAAATAAAAAGGAGGATTATAATATGACAACGAATAAATTTACTAAAATTATTTTGCACTGGACCGCTGGCGGATATTATCCCAACGCAACAGACTTACAACACTATCATTTTTTAATTGATAAAGACGGCAATATTCACAATGGATTATTTAAGCCTGAAGATAATTTAAATTGTAGTGATGGATTATATGCTGCACATTGTGGGGGTGGTAATACGGGAGCTATCGGAATTGCATTGTGTGGTATGGCAGGCTATAGGAATAGTAAACAACCTGGAAAATATTTTATTACAAGAAAACAATGTGAAACTATGTTTAGGTTAGTTGCTGAACTTTTGAGGAGATACTCTCTCGACACTACATCTATAAAAACACATGCCTTGTTTGGGAGGGAAAATCCAAAAACTACCTCTTTTGGGAAAATAGACATAACCGCTCTGCCACCTTGTTATGACGTCGATGTGACAAAAGCTGTAATAAACGCACGTGGAAACAAAATTAAAGGTTATAATGATTTCATAGTATCTAAAGTTAAATGGTATTTATCAAAAATGTAATAAGGAGTTTTTAAAATAATGGGATTATGGACAGCAATAGTATTAATATTTTTAATTATGTACATAACTACTTTGGCAATAAGTAATATATAAATATTAAATGAAAGGATAAATAAAATGAAAAAAGTTGGCATTGTAAGTGATAAGGAATTGTTGAAAGTTATAGATGAAGTGGTAAGAATAGGTTATAATAGATTACAAGCAACAGAGTTATACCGATTAGACAATACATTTTATGATAGGGAAGAATTTAAAAATGATTTATTCTTGTATGTAAAATCATCAAGTTTATTAAAAAGATTTGATAGTTCAAAGAGTTCATTAAAAACATATATAGTAAATTATGCTATACCTACTTTAGTTGATAAAATAGTCAGAGGTACAGGACAGTTTTTATATAAAAGCAGTAATTACGCTAAACACAAAGTAGAAAATAGACAAATGTCTTTTGTTTATTTAGATAAATTAAATGCTGATAGTGACTCTTGGGATAGATTGGAAGCTAGTCCTAAAACTAAATTGAGTGATAATTTGTTTTACAAAAAAGGATTAAAAGCTATATTAAAAAAGATGTTAAAAGAACATCCGCACTTAACACCGATAGAGAAAACAGCTTTTAATAATATAATAAACGAAAACGATAATAATAGTGAACCTTTAAAAAATTACACCACAGAAAAAATAAGAAGGTTTATGAAATCAAGATATAATATAACTAAAATTAGTGATATACCAGTTAATAAACTAGAACTATACTAAGGAGGATTTTTGAATATGAATTACGATTATACAATACAATATGATAAAGATTTAGTGGACGGGAGAAGCGTCATTACGGTAAAATGTAAAGAGGTAAAGCTACAAGACTACGTGGCTAGAAGATTACAGGATAGTATATTAGATGATATGTCCGATGTAAGTTTTAATAAAGCATTTGCTTTTATTAATATTAATGTTAGTTCTACAAATGACTATTCTAGCTTAGTTGAAATACTGGTAAAAAAGATTGTAGATGATTTTAAAGAAAATTGGGAAAACAAAAACTTGCTTGAAGTTTGCTATCTAATGCCATCATCGTTAGAATGTAATGACTTGGATAAATTTGGAGATTATTAAAAAGATGGAACCAATAAAAGATAATAGCGTATTTTATAGCACACTATATAGTATAATATGGAGGAATACATTATATGTTTTATATGTTTAAAATTACAAAAACTGGATTAAAATATTTAGGAATATCACCAGTAGAAAAGAAAGAAAAGAATATATTATATGCAAGCGAAAATGACTTAGGACAAATTGCAATTGATAGTATTACAAACATTAAAGATATAAAAGATTTGAAAGGGATGATATAAATGCGTTGCATTAAGTATGATGAGAATACTGGAGAGTGGTTTGAACCTTGGGAGTGGGATGATTGGCTACAATCTATGGATAAAAATCCTGAATATGACAAAAGAGGTAATTATATTCCTATGGAATACAGAGATGACAATCCAGTATATGACGAATATGAATATTATATACCTTTAGAATTAAGAGAGGATATAAATAAAAATAAATGACAGTAGTAAACGGAATTATAGGAATAAGCTTATGGATGATTTACAAAGTGATATCAATCTTTTAAATATTTATGACTTAGAAAAAGAACTTAAAGGAAAGACAGTTAAATATTCTGGTTTTGGATTATTATTTTGTTTCGGGAGTTCTTTTGTCTCTAAAGTTATAATGGCTAAAACGAGACAGTTTGAAGGAGAGATAGTACCATCTCATGTAGCAATGATATATGGAAGCTTTGTTTTTGAAAGTACTACAGATGTCGTGCGAATCAATAACAAAGAAGTAAAATCAGGTGTAAGAATGTGGCTATTGAAAGACTTCATTCAAGCTGAGAAAAACAAACTAACTAAATATTATTATTATAAAACTAATAAATTCGATAAAGATATGATGTTAGAGTGTTTACATCTACCGTATGGAAAAGATAGTATAATAGATTTTGTTTTAAAAAATAAATCTGAAGGAACTAACACTAACGGTTTAATATGTAGTCAGTATGCTAATAAGTGTACTAAATTAAGTAAACAAAGATGTCCTTCCCCAGCGGATTTGTTTAGAATAGTAAAAGACTTGAGAAAGGAATAATAATGGGAGATAAATGGCACGAATACAAATATTATAGATTTAAACGTAATGGCAAAGATTGTTATATTTGGTTTAGAATAGATAAATTCGATGAAACAATTTTTAATTCAGCAGTACATAAAGTATCATTAAATATATTTAGAATATTAAAAACTAAGCATTATTTATCTTCTCATCACTTATATATCTAAGAAAGGAATAATAATAGAATATGATTAACGAATATACATTTTATTACAGCTGTAGTGAATATATAGTTAATAAACCTGAAGAGACATATGATGTCAACGGACACGAAGTATCTAAGGATATCTATGATGAATTATATTGTAAAGTTGTAAAACAATATGAACCATATACAACACAAAAGTGCTATTGGGATGACCACATAAGTGGTGCTAATAGTTATAGTAGACTTACTACATTTAAAAGAAAGGAACATTAATTAAATGAAAGATTTTATTATTACAATTACAGTATTAACAATAGCTTTATTATTTTGTTTAGCACAAGACGCTAAAGCTACAGTAGCTTATGACAATATGGATAGTAATTTTGAAACTATCGTTAAAGGCACAGACTTGCAAAAGATTGAAACTTGGGAGCAACCTAGAACTCAATACACACCAGGGAATTTAAGAAGTCAATATCAAATTAGATTCAGTGGTAAGGATGGGAGTAATAAATATACATCTTATACTTTACCTGTAACAGATTATGATACTTATATAACATCAATAAGTAAAGATGCAGAAACTGGTAAAATGTACGTGCACGATAATGCAGGTAGAAAAATATTAACTGGTATTGATAACGCTGCACAGATAGAGCAATTAGGAAGTGAAGTAAATACCAAAATAGAACAGACTAATCAATCAGTTCAGAATGTAAATAATAAAGTAATTAAAGTACAAAGTCAAGTACGCAATGTACAAAATCAAGTAAACAATATTCAATCTCAAGTTTATAATAACTCTCAAAAGATAGATAGATTAGATAATAAACTTGAAGGAGGATTGGCAACAGTTACAGCTTTAACATCTTTACATCCTAATCCACGTAGTAATGAAAAACTAGAAGTGTCTGTCGGTGCTGGTATGTATGCAGATAACGTAGCAGGAGCTATAGGAATATTCTATCATCCTAATGACAGAGTACAAATAGGAGTTGGAGCTTCTTATGGTGGAGATTCACAATTTGCTGGTAATGTTGGTATAACCTTTGGACTAGGAAGGAGAAAATAAATGAACGCTGTATTGATTACATTACTGGTATTGTTATTAAATACTATATTAGGATGTATAACAACTTATCATACATTTAAAAGAATTACTTTAGCCGATTTAATATCCTCTAGTATTAGCGGAATATTCGTGTTCCTTTTTGAGACAATTACTGAGATAGCAGATATAATTGAAAGAAAATGTAGCAGAATTGTTTTATTCAAAGTGGATGAATAGTATATCAAATTAAGAATTGTAAATATCGTAAATAGCAATTAGTAAATATTATAATTAATTAGAATATAATTATAGTATGTATATTCGAAAGGATAAATATTATGCTAAATAAGTATGAATTTAAAATACTTAATGATAGTGTAAACGGTAAAAGATTTGTAGTTAATAAACATTATACAAGTTCTAGAGTCTTTTCAACTTTATACTATACAACAACTAGTAGTTTAGATTATAAATAAGAATATAAATTTAAAACAGACTTTACAAGTGGAGACTTTTTTAAAAAGAATACAACTATAGAATATAAAAGAATTAATAAAGGAGGAATTTAGTAATGGCTTATCAAAGTAAAGCAACAAAGGCACAACCTAACGTAGTTGAAGGACAATTAAAATGTCCACAATGCGGAGCAGACTTAAAATTAAATGAAGGAGCTTACGGTCCTTATTACGGATGTACTGCAAGATGTGGTTATAATATTTCCACTAAGCAAGTAAAGGTAGATGTAAATACAAACGCTACACCAGCTACAACTACAGCGCCTAAATCAGTAACTACAAATAGAACAGTATCAACTAAAAAAGGTTTAACTGCTACAGATATTAGAAAATATTACGATGAAGTAATGGCAGAGTTTCACGATGAAGTTGATAGAGGATTCTTAACTGGAGAAGATATCAGAGCTATAATGAACACTTTAATTATTAATAACAATAAATAAAAGGAGTAATTAATATGTTAACAGATAAAGAAGCAGAAACTTTAATAGAAGCCAGAAAAGTTTTGACAAAACTAAGAGACACTACTACTGGTAGTAGAGAAGCTATTACTTTTTTAGATATAGTTTTAAATGATATCTATGAAGGATGGATAGACCATATTAATAAAGAGTAAAGATAAATGGACGAATTAAAGAAGCAACAATCTGAAATACTTGAACAACTAAAACAACTCAATATATTAACAAGGGTAAATAATATTCTAATGAGTAAGATGATATTGCAAATGCAAGTAGTTAAAAGAGAATTACATTTACCTAAGTTAGTTCCTTTTACGAAATTTGAAATACTGGATGATGATTACCAAGAGTTGATTAAAGAGTATGGAAGAAAAGATGTAGATAAAGCTCTATATTTCCTGGATAGACAATTGCAAAAGAATAAACTAAATTGTCCGCATAATATTAAAAGGTATATTACAAACAGATTAAAGAAGTTAGCTAAGAGTAAACAACTAAGAGAAGAAAAAGAAAAAGAATTAAATGAAGAAAATAGTCAATAAATTATCTCCAAAAGAAGAATATAAATATCTGTCAAGGTGCATATATTATGGCAAGCTAATCGATTGGGAATTCGTCGAGGAAGCTATGGTATTAAAATTAAGTGTGTACACTGCTACTAGATATTACGGTAGTACGGTAACTATTAGAATCTACGTACCAACAGATATGGAGAATGATTTATGTGATAAGCTCATTGTAGGGGATGAATATTTTGTAGTAGCTGCACCTTATAAAGTTAATATGCACAAGAACTATAAGTATAGAGTAGATTTATTATTAAATATATTTAAGGAGATTTAGATGTTTATAAAGTTAAATAGCAATTATATAAATTTAGACAATATAAAAGGCTGTAAGTTTTTCACAGATGATGAGGATAAACTAAGAAAATTTAAAGTTTATTTTGTTGACGGAACTGCTAAAAGATTTACAGTAGATAAAGACACTGAAGAGATTATAGACTTATTCCTAATTCCTGGAGATGATGATAACAATGAAGACAGTTAAAATACCTACAACTATGAAAGAGTTAGACGAACTAATAGCAAAAGATTTTAATATGACCTATTACACTCTGAGATTATTAGAACATTTCGAAAGATTAGCTATTATTTTAATGTTACTATTCATATATGGGAGACTTGTATAATGGCTAGGAAAGAATCTCTTGACCACGGTAAAGATGATTTAACGATGCTTATAGAATTATTAGTTACTCTCACTCCTACCCAACAAAAGAGTTTGTATGAAGATTTAAAGACTAGATACACAAACAGAAAACACACAAAGATATATAATGAATTGGGAGAGATTGACAAAGTAAACGGCAAAGTAAGATTAACCGAGCATCAATATAAATCTTTACGAGTTAAGTATGGTGATAGTTATATGAACAAAGCCTTGCAAGAGATGACTAGATACATAAATTTTTTAGAAACTCATCAAGACGAAAGCAAATATAGAAGAAAACTAGAAGACTTGAATAAAAGAAGTCACTGTAAAGAGTTCGAGTTTGGTGGATGGGTTTATGAGAAATGTAAATGTTTTATCTGTAAACAAGAAGGACTTGAAGAAGTAAGGATAAATCCTTTCCTCATAGATGATATCTCGGTAGCCAGAAAATATATAGAGTCTTTACCAATGTCAATGAGAAGACAACCTGATGTTATGTGGATTGTTGAGAAATTTCCAGAACTAAATGATTTATTGGAGGAGTAGCTTGTGAGTAAAAAATCATTTGGATTTAAAGTACGTTTAGGATTTAATCACGCTAAAACGCTTGTGAGTCTTTTAAGGCTAGTAGCTTCTAGATTGAGTCGAGCAATAGAACTTAAAGATATAACTCCAGAACACAATTTAACTGGAATTGAAATAGTAGACAATGAAGATTTTAGTTATTCAATAATATTTAATCTTGATGATGAACTTTCTATACAAGAAATACTAGATAGAGCAATAACCAGAAAAGAATAACTAATGAAAAGTATAGAAGAGATAATAGAATTATGCAAAAATGCAATAAATGAGTGTAATACTTGTAATGGCGATTCCGAAATTGATTGTATTGATTGTACGCAAGGTGGGAAAGCGGAATTAGCACGTCAGATATTAAAACTATTACGGGAGGATAACAAATGAAAAATATAGAAGATTTTGATTTTTATCAACGTGAATCAATAGAAGATATGTATAAAATATCAATAGATGACCTTGCCGCAGAGATGTGCCGCAAAACTCGTATCCGCTGGGAACAAATGAATGTCGAGAATGCTAAGACTGAGACACTTATAGCAGCTAGAGATATGATACAAGAAGAATTAGATAAAAGATTGAGGTAACAATCAATGACTAATGAATATAATGATGTTATAAAAATACGAAAGTTAATTGAAGCCTTACATATGTATGCTTTATATGATATTAGTGTTAAAGAATTGAACAACTTAATTAAATTATCAGATAATATTGAGGATTTAACTCATAATATAATTTGCTATGGAGATGAAGATGAATGAAATAGAAAACTATAAGGATTGTACAGATTGTGTATACTTTGATATAGAAACATTTTACGGTGTTTGTAATAAGCACTGCGAAATACTTAACGATGAAGAACCTTGCAAAGATTTTGAAGAGGACGACAATGAATGAAATAGAAAAGATGCACAATAATTGTAATTTACTAAAACCTCACGCTTGGTCTTGCAAGCTTGATAGAATTGGAGACGGAGAAATATGTGAGCTTGAAAAAGAGGTATTACATTGCAAAAATTGTAAATATTCTAAACAAGAGTATTATCATGAACCATTTACTACAGAGAAGCAGGTTGAGTTGATTAAGTGGTTGGCAAAAATTGGAATAAGAATTGATAAAGTAAATAGCGAATTTACCTTTTCAATCTTTGGCATTATCAGCGATTTTTCTTCCTTTGAAGAAAGTTTAGCAAATTTAATAAACAATATTTGGAAAGACTTAACAGAAGAAGAAAAGCGACAGGTAAAGGAGATATTAGAATGAGTAGTAAATATATTATAAAGAATTGTCCAGCTTGTTGTAATTATAAGGGCAAATATGGCTGTGAAGATAATCACGATAAAAAAGGTAGAGACACTTATTGTAAATGTATCACCGATTGCGTATTAAAACAGATTGTAGAGAAGTGTAAAGGAGAGCATGAAAAAGGAGTAGATTATATGTTTTGGATTGATAAGTTTGCACAAGAAATTTTACAACTTTTAGAAATACAGGAGGAATAAGAATGAAGACATATTTAATCTGGAAGAAAATAACTGGCAGTTTTAGAATATATGATACAGATGATAAGGCAGCAAAAGAATTACTATCTAAAGAAATTACATATAGAAAGATGAAAGAAGGTTTTGAATCCTTACATCCAGTTACTAAAAGATATGGAGAAATTTCTGATATTACATTTTTAGATATAGAAAAAATTAGAAATTGTTATGAGTTCACTGACAGTTATGAGTTTGCTGACGATTATTATGTTACTGGAACTTACACGATAAGAACAAATAAGTTATTGTCAGTGTTAGATAAAATAGCAGAAAGATATAATTATATAAAGAAATATGGAATAAGTTTTTCTGAATTAATTTATTTAATTAAGAATATAATTCAAATATTAGAAACAGACTTTAAAGATTTAGAAAGAAAGAGTCTGTTACAAATTAAAGAGGACTAGCAAATGACGCTTATTAAGAGAACTGAATATTATGTAGTATATTATACCCCCTCTTCTTTGGGCACTAAGAATCCAAAATACTCTTCCTTGGTTTTTGCATCCCACAATTTTACAAAAGAAATTCTAAAATTGACGTTATCCCAGGGTTATTAAGTTAAAATTAGAATTATGGAATACTTATATGAAAAATAATGAAGACCTACAATTAAATAATCCAATACCTATGCGGTTTATGCCAATACCTTTTACGGATGGGATAGAAGAAATTTGCAGAGATTTAAAAACTAGAACAGAGAAGGGTAGCATAACCTATGGAGTAGAGATATTAGATGAGTGCTGTGAATATATAAGACCTGGAACTGTTACGCTAATAATGGCAACACCTAACACGGGTAAGAGTCTTATAGCTCAGCAAATAGCCGTTAACGTAGCTAAGCAAGGTCAGGATGTTATATTCTCTTCTTGTGAAATGTCAGCTGGTTTATTAATGGAGAGAGAGTTGAAAAAGATAGCAGGAGTCACTACATATCAATTAGTAGAAGGCTACAAAAAATCTCCTGAAGGAATAAGTAAAATGTTGAATAGTTTTATGCAAGATGAAAACTATAACTATATTCAGCGAATTAAAGTACAAGATATTGGAGGTATACATATCGATGACTTACTGAAAATATATGATATGAATCCTGATTGTAAATATTTCATAGTAGATTACATTCAAAGAATTAAAGGGAATGGAAATACTGAGTACGAACAGTTAAAAGATGTATCTTACAAATTGCAAATATATGCAATGGAAAATAAAAAGTCCATTATGGTATGTGCTCAGATACCTAAAACAAATGAGAATGAATGCAGAAGCGGAAGAGATTCTTCCATAAATTTTCAAATGTTAAAAGCTAAAGGTGCTGGCAATATGGAGGAAGATGCTCATATCGGTATTAAGATGGCTGAGCAATTAGAAGGCAATCAAAGATATGTATTAATCAACTTATCTAAAAATAAATACGGAAGTAAGAAGTTTGTTACTTATAAATATCAAATCACCCCACGATTAGAATTTAAGTTAATAGCAAGAGAGGTCTAACTGTGTACGAAAATATACCTAAAAATTTATTAAAAACTTTAGCTCTTACTACAATCACAAATCTAGAAGTGAATGTTAAGAAACTACTTTTATATTTGTGGTTGGAATTTCAAATTGTAGTACACATTAAGCCTGTGATTTCGAAGTTTGAAATAGATATAATACATAAAGGTCTTAGAGTGAATAAGAAGCCAATAATAATTAAAGATATAAAAGACGTTAAAAAATTAATAGATAAACAGATAAAAGAGCATTTAGTTAAAAAGAAGGAGATTGACAAGTATGACAAATAAGAAAGAACAAGAAAAAACTGTAGATGTAGTTACTGGAACTTTTAGCTTTGCAGTACCTGTAAAAGATATTGAAAAGTTAAAAAAGAATCCTAAGAGTAAATTAAAGAATCGCTACGGGCAAATGTTTGTAGATAGATTAATAAACATAGATTTATTAAGAGTTGTTACAAAAGAAGAAGAATAATCATAACTTTTAAAAATATTTGTTATATAATTATAGTATAACAAATGAATAAAGACTTATTTGAATTTTGCTTTTTTCATTTTTATCCTTTGACCAAGAGGGGATAGACCTAGGAAAAATCCCCTCTATTTTTTTTATTAGTAATATATAAAAGAGGAATGTTAAGTATGAATTATGTTTTATTAGATTTTGATGGATATGTAGTTAAAAGCTACTATGCCAGTATAAGTAAAGAGAAAGAAGGTAATGATACTCCTCTTGATATATTAACAAGTCTAGAGGAGGAAACTATAGAGAGAGCTAAATCTTTCTTTAATAGTGAAGATTTATGTGTGTGCAAGATAATGTCAGGGCATACATTTAAGAAGGATATATTCCCTGGTTATAAAGGAAAAAGAAAAAAGGATGAAGAGTTAGGAAAGTTCAGAGATTGGATAAAGGAAAATTACGATGGAGTTTTAGTTGCGGAAAATTTAGAGGCAGATGATTTAATTACCTTTATAAATGCTATGTCAGGATATTCAAGTCTAGTATTTTCGGACGATAAAGATTTAAGAAAATATAATCCTATTACAGGAAGAATTAATCCTACAGAAGATATTGTAGAAACTTATGGAGATTTACTTCCAGAACAATTAGTTCAAATGATTACTGGAGACTCTATAGATAGTATAAGAGGAATATATGGCAAAGGGGAAGTATACGCTAGAAAATATTTGGATAAAAATGGATATACATTTACAAACGTAATTAAAGCATTTAAAGAGAACAATATAGATATAGATGAATGTTTTAAAAACCTTGTTGAGGTCATTCCTTTAATACCAGAATTTATAGATGAAGATTATGAGCAAGTATGCTTAGATGCTGAAGAACAATTTATTATTAACGGCAAATGGGAATACGATACAACAATGAAACTTATTGAAGGATTTATGAGATGCATTAATAAACAAGTAAAGGAGGTTTATATTAATGACGACAAGAATTAAAAAACAATTTGAGAAAGAGTATACAGAATTTCAAAAAGAATTCGCAATGTCTTCAAAACAAAAAGACTATTCTGAAATTGATAAAAATTTGTTCGATACTATTATAAATGAAATGAAAGGAAAATTTAAACGTGGAAGAAAATCATAGAAGAGAATTAGAAGATTTTATATCACCGTCAGATATGCTCGTACTTGATATTATTTCTTCATCAATTGATGCAGTAAGAGCTTCTGTAGAAATGTTTCGAGATAGGAATTGTCAGCAATCTATAGCTTCCTTACATTTTGGCACTATGGCTGCATTTTTCTGCGCACTTTACCCAGAATTGCAAAATGTTGACAAAGTACAATTATTACATTTGTGTAATGCAGTACACGATACTTTCGTAGAGTTTATCGAAGACAATAATAGTAATAACGATGAGGAGACATAAATAATGATAGTTCAAAAAGACTTACCAGTAATAAAGGAAGATATTACTACAGGGATAGTATTAATTGGTAGCGACTTTCACTATCCTTTTCAAGACCCTTTAGCAGTAAAAGCTTTTTTGGATAGAGCTGAAGGATTACAACCTTCTCATATAGTTCTTAATGGAGACCTCTTAGATTTTTACAGACTGTCAAGATTTTCAAAAGGGGAAGGAAGAAATCCTAGAGATGAAATTGAGATGGTGAGAGAGATGTTACAAACACTAAGGGGACTATGTCCTGAAAGTAAAATATACTATCCAATCGGGAATCACGAAACTAGATTAGAGAAATATGTGTATGACAAAGCTCCTGAAATTGCTTGTATTATGGATAACTTCTATGAAATATTAAGCTGTGAAGATTTAGAAATACAAGGATGCTCTAAAGTTATTTTTAACAACGAATTTGTGTGTAAACACGGGCAATTGCTTGGAAAGAAATCAGGATTATCTGCAATAAAAGAATTAGAAAATTCTTATACTAATGGAGCTACAGGACATACTCATAGATTGGCTAAGTTTATAACAAGAAAAGCTGAGAAGAAATATGTATGGCTAGAAACTGGATGCTTATGCTCTTTAAAGCCTGAATATATGTTAGACCCTGATTGGCAACAAGGCTTTGCAGAAGTTGCATTTAAAAATGGAAAATTGCACAAGGCTGACGTATTTGAAATTGAAGAAGGAGTAATATTATAAAATGCCTTTCAAAAAGAAACCTACGAAAGATACTGGAGAGGAAATTGTAAAAGATGACATAGATGTGACAGAAGAACTTTGTTATGCAGTAGCTGAAGCTGTAATTAACAGAGACGATATAATAAAGACTATATCAAAAACTACCAAATGTACTAATGCTAGAGCGGTAGTTCTGCAAAAAGAAGTATTAAGTAGCCCATTGTATAAGCAGATATTTGAAGACTACAAGAATACTATGAAAGGTACTGTATACGATGACGATAGAGATACTATTATGTTGCAGTATAACAACCTTATAAGAAAAGCCACTCAAGAAAAGAAGTACGAAGTAGTAGTTAGAATATTAGATAAAATTAGAATGTTGCAAGCTATTGGGGATAAAGAGATGGAATTTAAAATGGTATTCGGTTTTGACCCTGTAATTAAAGGCTCAACATTTAATGTAAATTTTAATCTAATAGATGATAATTATAATAAAAAAGAGTAATATGGCACTTATAATATTGGAGTTTTGCTATGACGTTTATATATCCTTATAAAATATTTACCACCGCTAAGAATAAAGCTCTATATAAAGAGTCAGAACCTTGGAGAAAAATAGGGATTTATACCTATGATAAATATAATTATAACGAAGCTCGCCTAGCTACGGAAAGAATCGAAGACTCCAATATTGCCGTATTACTTGAGACTTTATATGCTAATGTAAAACTAATGTGTATAGATATGGACCATTGCTATGATAATGGAGTCATTCGACCTGAAGCTAGGGACTTTCTCTCATTTTTTGATAAAGACGATTACGAACAATCTCAATCGGGTGATGGTTTTCATATCTTTATTTTAACAACAAAAGACTTTAAAAGTTTTAAGATGGCTCTTAACGATTCTAAAAGAAACTATACTATAAAAGAAACAATGGGGTGTGACTCTTGGGAATTCTGGGCTGAGTTGAAATATATTGTAACCACAACTTTTGACTTTGAAAACAAGAACTTTAAAATTGGAAAGTATGACGATTTAATAGAAGGTCTCTATCAATTTAAGTTAGAGAAAGATAAAGAGGTAGAGAAGAAACAAGAGCATAGTAATTTTACAAACAATGTTCTTACAGTTTTTGAAGGTCAAATAGACAATGATGAAGCTAAAGCTAGAGCTGTGATATTGGGGAGAGAACCCGTCACCGATATGTATAAACTAAGAGGATGCGCAAATAAGGACGACAAATTAAGAAATCTTATTGATGCCAATGCTTCCACCGTAGACCAGTCTTCTCACGATGCTGCATTAATAGCCAAGTTATTATATTACACATTAAGTTATGAAGGGGCTTGGAACTTAGCAACTAAAACTAATTATTATCAAGGGAAGGACGAGTATCACAAAAAGAAATTTAATCGACTTGATTACAGAGAAAGAACCAATAATTTTATTAGACAAG